TGGAGCTGTAGTCCACATCACCACTAGAAAAAAGCTCACGATCTAAGCACGCGCCTAATGGTACAAATATAACATTACTTAGCCCACCTGAGCCATCATTATTGTAATTATAGTCTGCGAGGCCTGGTTGTAGTGGAGTACCTCCCTTCGGGCCATTATAGACTATTGAAGAATAGTAATCAAATGTTTTCCCTGGTAACAATTGGTCTGGCTCAACGCGGTCGTCTGTAAAGACTATAATAAATTTTTGACTACTGGCTGTCCCTGTCTGGTATGACTGCCAATTCGCCAAAGCATCTCTATTGAGTGGAGCCTTAGCATTTTGAATAATAAGAACCGGCCAGCCGCCCCCTCGCTTGGAAAAATAAAGTGGATTCCGCGTATTGTTTGGGTCATGAATTGTTCGCAAGGGACCATTCCACCCCATTGTTCCGGTGGCACCGGCAGTTGCGTAACTATTGTGGCAATATACTGCTGTTTGTAGTGCTGGTTTTCCTATTCCTTGTGTTGGATCTGGGCTGCCTAATCCTCCTGTAAACTTAATTGCTAAAACAGAAAAATCATTTTTATAGAGTTCTCTTTCACCAGTGGCAAATTCATCTCCCCACTCGGTGGGCCAGGCATATACTTTAGGGTCAAGTACTTGCTCTTTTGCCATAACAGAAAATGCAGGGGGATTTCCAAGCGTTGACCATGACGGCTCAACACCGGTGTAACCCCAGGCTCCCTCATCAACTTCTTTTGGATAACCTGTTGGATCTTCCCATAGGCTTCCAACCTCTATCATAGGATTATTTCCTGCTGCCATAGCTGAAGCACCGGTCCTATAGTCTTCGCCATATGTGATCCTAGCTCGTTTTTGGGGTAAAATCCCATCAAACCTTATCTCAAAATCACCGGTTCTATAGTTAATTTGGCCGCCGACTATGGCATCTGATGTTGATGTAATAAGTCCCTTGCCTGAGTGAAGATCAAATTGGCCCCCATAATAATCTACATCAACGCCCCCGCAGGGCCCACATTCCGTAGAGCCACCCCCACCGGCGGCGTTTATGGCATGTGTTACCTGCTCATCAGTCTCAAGTCCAAACCCGGACAAGATATTAGATGCAGGGGTTTCATCCATATATCTTATTGCTGAAGCTGATGCACCTTGTCCCCCACCGGCTAATGAGCTCCAACAATCCATTACGGGACGAATAGGTATTACCCACTCATTTATTACCCCGGGTTGGACCCAGTTAAAACCTGATTTGGTCGTCGGGGCAAAGTTATTCATCCCATCACCTCCGGAGCCGCCTATCCATGAGAATGAATCTAGTATCTCAAGATATGGGCCCTGAGGTGCAATTGTTTCGGGGTCTAAACGACCGGTTGGCCCATAGGGCGATGGAAGCTGGGCCTGGCTCAGGTATCCACCGGACATTTTATTTTGAGAATTAATACCGGCTAACCCATTATAAAAGCGGCGCGACGTTGAGCACCCTCCCCCATCATCTTCTTGAAGTAATGCTGCATAACCTATTACCCAATTATCGCCGCCGGCGTTATATCCGGACATGGCACCAGGGTTGCCGACAGCCCACGTATAGCTTCTTTGAGCTATCCTAACCCTGAATGGAACGCCTGGATCAGGGATTGATATCGTTGCTGACTTAAAGAGTGGCACTCCGTTGCTCACCCAGGTTATGGGTACCTTAGGTAATGTTTCAACTATAGTCCATGACTGCCCATCATCAACAGTATATTCAACAGTAAGATTCTCACCAACTTCAGGTTCCTCAATTTTTAACTCATCGTCGTAACAAAGCTCAGCATCACCATTTGTATAGTATACCAACAGCCGTATATCACCCTCAACACTCCTAGTACATTCTAAGTACCTGGGGTTTGAATCATCAGTGTCACCATATTTTCCGACGCCACAAAATACTAGTGCATAATGAGCTTGATAAAGATTTGCGTCTGGATATGATCTGTCGAGACCTTGAGCAAATTCTTGCCCTTGGTATTCATTCGGTATACCCCACTTTCTGCAAGGCCATATTTGTGATCCCCAGTTGCCGGTGGCGCCGGGGGCCCCGGGACCACCACCTGTACCACCATTGCATAACCATTCAACAGTATCTTTTAGAGTAAGGCCAGAACAATCTCCTAATGCTACGGTGTTGGGGTTATTATCACAATATCCTTGCCAGCCTAAACCCTGCCCTGCAGTTCCTCCCCATGTGCCAGTGGTGTCCAAGGGAGATCTGGCCGTGGGGCCCTTATATGGATTACCGGTAAGGGCGGGGGAGATTGCCGCCTTGCCGCTAAATGTTATTGGATAAAGATGTGCCTGCCCACTTATTGTTGCATCAAGATAATCTAGGGTATATCTAGGCTGAACGTATCCTTCAGCTCGATTATCACTCCAGGAATTACCTCGAGGAATTGAGTATGAATGCTTTTCACTAAATGTTTCCCAATGAACTGGTGCCGGTGGAATCGCGGCCATGGTACCACAATCAGGATCAGCCGGACAGTTGGCCCCATTGGCCTGAAGCCAAAAGTTCCAACCATAGTAGTTCCAGTACTGGTGCCAGTCCCAAAAATCTTCTGAACTAGGTATAGAGTCTCCGCCGGAGGTCTGTGCCAGAATATCAACAAGGTGTGGTTCCATATAGGCACAATTCCTTGTTTCTATTGGATCAAACCCAGTTACATTTTTATAATCATTAAACACCAATGATACGGTCGATGCATACGGGCCGCGGGTGAACATATCACCACCCATATGTTCATCTCTTGTTGATACAGCTAAATGCTCCATACTGTCAATATCAAATTGATCTAGTGGCTTATTATCATAAAGCAATGCCTCATGGACCGCATCTGATGTTAAGGGTTGATTTAAAGAATGATGAAACTCCTTTTCATCCTTAATCAATGATCCATATAACGTTAGTTTAAAGTTAACAATTCTGTCCGGTGTCGCAGAAGGAGCTAATGTCATATTAGGCCCAACCACCTCTGCGCCACCAGGTTGGCCATCTGCAACACGCTCAAAAGCATAAGGCATAGCACACTGCCAACCAAAAACTAATTTGTCATCAGGCATGAGTATATAGGGACTATTGGGTTTTACCAACTCTGAGGCTATCATTGGTGTTGAATTACTTGATCCTTGACCAGAAGGTTTATCACCAAGCTCATGCTCTATGCTGATCGGGGTGGTACCTGGAGTTCCAGCAATTAACCCACGTGGTGATGATAAATCTTCATCTAATCCTGATCTTGTACCAGGGTGAGATGTCTTAAAGAATATGCGTTGTGACTTACCACATTCACCCACCCCTATTCCTTCTTCCCAAAATGGCTCTGAGGTTTGATCCGCATTTGGATCGTAGCCAGAAGAGTCACCAATCATATAGGCCAGGCCCTCAGTAAACTTTCCAGGACGTTGGCTCATTCCATTCATAACATGGCCAACTGCACCTGCAGGAGCTGTCGGGCCTAATGCTGTCCATTTGGCAAACATCGGTGTAGAAGCTTCACCATCATGAGTCGGATCAGTATCAACCCCTGTACCGGCAGTATAATTGAGAAATACTGGAGAAGCTACAGAGCCGACAGTATCACCGGAGATGAAATTATATGAATATGCAGGGATCGTATAAATGCTATCAGTTTCTGCATTATAGTATTGAAATGTCATTGGTGGGCCGGATGAGGTATTACTATATACAACAATAGTAAATCCCCACATCCCGTCATAAAGACCACCGATTATCGGAAACTGAATTGCTTCATTTGCGCCGGCTAATGTACCCGTATTATCAAATGCAGCTAATATATCATTCTCATTTCCATCGCCTAGTATTCCATCATTTTCTGCATCAATAATTACGGTCAATATTGCAGAAAACGCAAAGCTTCCAGGGTTAAGACTAGCAATCCAATCAGGTTCACCGGATCCGAGAAGATCTCCATAATCATCTACAAGGGGTGATGTTGCTGGAAATGTTACTTCACGAGCAAGACCTTGAGATAGTACATCATCGATATTGGCATGTGCATCATTTATACGTGCATATGTTGTAAGTTGGCCATAGGTTACAAGCTCGCGCCCGGTGGTGACATGATGATACCTGTATCGGCCGCCCATATTGTCACCACCCATAGGCTGTACCCAATTATCTTGAGCATTATCACATGCGGTTAAATTCCATTTTGACGGAGTAAATCCAACATCATATTCAAATTCTTCACGACCCCATCCAGGAATTGACCCTGTCATAAGAAGAACATTGCCATCTTTCCAATATGTTGCCCCGTAAAATCCCTCGGAAGATACACCTACATCATCATTAACATCATATACTTCCGTTGCAAATTCATAGTCACCAACCCAGGGGCGCTGATTTAAGATAAAGAAGTTATTGATAACTGCTTTATTGTTATATTTGTTGTCTGCACTAACATGTGAAACAGAAAACGTTCCATCAGGATTACCGGAATTATCAAAATTAGGTTTCGCACTGTACATGACTGTACGCTTATTCCACTCAGTCCCTTCACTCCACTCTGCATCAAACTCAAGGGTGAATTTTTCTAAAACAAATGGATGACTAATTGATCCTGAAAGTGCAAATGTTTGTGGTATTTTTGCACCAAACTTTGGATGCATAGGAAAACCAAAATTGTTTATTGGCCTAGATGCCATTATAGAACCTGACTCAAGCATCTCCATACCCCTAGAAAATCCTATACATGCATCTTCAAAAAAGTCTCGATGATATTCTTTAACATCATCATACCAAGTCGTATGCATTTCTTGCGCAGGAAGATTACTATTACCGTAAAACTCCGGCTTATCTAGAGAAACATTATCTGGTCCATGAAATGGATTTCCCTTTATGTCAATTCCTGGCCCGATCTTATCCCAAGTCTTTGTTTCAAAATTGTAATAGACCATGGTATGAAATCTAGTCGGACCAATATGATTTGGGTCAGGGGTACTCCCAGCCTGAACAGATAAATCACAATCTTCACCGTATGTGTTGTTATCAAACCCAAATGTTGTAGGGGCTGCTGTAGGAAGGTTGATTACAATCTGTGTCTTACTTTTAAGAGGATTTGAAAATCCCTCAACATTTGACTCAGATGATCCGGTTGTATAAAATGGTGAATTATTATCGATATTGATCCGGTCATCTCTAAATGTTCCTAATGCCTCACCAGGAGTAAAGTGTATATCAACATCAGCAACACCCTTTTGTGTTCGGCCAGATGCTATGAGATCTGAGGGTAGGTGGGGAGTTGCAATTCTAAAATCTGCCCATTTTGAATCTACAGGAAGAAGTGTGGGGTATTGAACCTTATAGTCTGACCCTCTTGCAAAAGAACCAGTTATAGAATTTACGTCTGACGGCTGGAAATCTCCCATGTTTGACACATTGGCGTGTGCACGGGTGTGTGCATAAATCGGTAGGTTTCCAACATTGCCTGGAATTGTCTGCCGTAGGTTAACTCGCTTACCATCATAGGTTGCGTCAATCTGTAGGCCACTATTATTCACAGCAGCTACAAACCTATCACTTACTTTATCAACCTTCTTTAAGCCCTTAACATTGACTTCAGTATTTGCTTGATTAAGAATAATTCCAGTTTGAAACTCAAATGTCTCCTTAACAGAATCATTTATCTTTATCTTCCACCGATCACCGTTGGCCCAATCTTCAGAGCCATATGGCCCAGAGACTTCATCACATGCCCTATGCCCTACAGCACGAGACCAATTTATACGAAGACCTCCATCTAAGTCTGGTGTTGCTAAATTAACATCCGGCTTGAAAGAATCATTAACCTGGACTGCCAGACCTTTTCCAGCTGCAGCCGAACCTTCTTCCCACCCATAATTCGAATTTTTTCGAAACTTAAATCTGTCGGGACCTTCAACTGATACTGTCCACTTATCTCCCGGGAGTGCCATTGTCCAATAAGGATTGGGCCACATCAGTAAAATGCCCGACGGATCATCTGCAGAGTTTCCACTGCTGTCAATCAATGGTTCGAACGTTGCATCAGGAGAAACGAACATGGTTGCTGTTGCACCGGTGTATGTCGTCGGCACTCCCCCAGGGGTAGTCTCTGTTATCGATACCGACCAGTCTATCTCTGTTGTGGTTGTGGAGGTCGCCGCGGCACTGACTACAAACTCATAGACTGCAGTATACTCATTTTCTCGTTGAATAAAGAAAGATGGAAATCCAGGGAAATCATTATACTTCGTTGGGTCCCATGTTCCTCCTGCAGTAGGGTTGGCATCTACAGCATACTGGTTATTACCGGCGTCTGGTATTGCTTCATTAACAGCAGCAGCCTGAATTACAGCAAACTCATATACAGACTCTTCTGCATCATCATTAAGCTCACCGGAAGCCACAATGTCATCTTGCTTTGTACCCTTCTCGGGTAAGGGTTCTAAAATGGATTTTGTTCCAGCTGGATCAAATAATGTAATTGTACTAGCATCACGTGGGATATCTGTAAACTCTATCCATGCTGTTGCATACGACTCATCAAATATGATTGTGTTAGTATCATCAAATCCTATCTTGTAGGCCCCGGAGCGGCCACCTGGATTAGTCCTAAGGATACCAGGATATGAACCTGTAGCCGCATCCCATGCCCTTATGATGGTACGTGGTGGGCTGTTTAAGTACCCAGAGCTAACTGCAAGCACACCTTGTCGGCCCCAGTATAGTGACTCAATAGTTGTATCATCAAGTACGGCATCCCAAATTGCTATTTCATCAATAATCCCGTCAAATAATCTGTTTAGGTTAGCGTCATCAGGAGATGCGTTTCCTACAAAACTTAAAGGTTGCCCCCCGCTTTGTGGATCTGCACCACCCTCTATCCCGGGGAAAGAACCGGCTGGGGGATTATTATTTGATGGGTGTTGGTGTGATACGTCTGCCTTCTTTCCGTTGATGTACATCACTGGGACATTTGCAACATCACTAACATCATGAGTTATGACGATATGAATCCATTCATTAGGCCAGTATACATTACTATCTGTTGTTAAAACCCAATCATTAGTACTAAAGTCAGCGCGGTAGCCTATTGCATTAACACGATCATGCTCGTTTAATAGTGGACCTTTATATGTAAAGAGCCGTACACCATTTGAAAAATTCCCAGGAGGCATTTGACCACCGAGCTGAATTATCGTCCCGCGGTCTGATTCGCCACTAGAATGTGGCTTTACCCATGCGGAGATCGTAAATGCCTTAGTTCCGGCATTTCCTATGACGGCATCAAAGTCTGTGCTTCGGCCGACTGCTGCATACGACTCATAAGAATAATAGTCTTGATCAAACCCTATAGATTGATTTACAACTTTCTTATTTTTTGAAATATGTTGTGGGGGGATTTCATTACTTGGTTCCGGCTTTCCACCATAAAATCCATCAAATGGCCCATGTGAATCTTTTACAACACTACTTGCAACATCAGATACATTATCTTCAAATTTCCACCATGCCTTAAGCGAGGAGGCAGCTTGAGATGTATATTGCAGCTGTGAACCATCGTCAGAGTTAGCTTTGAACTCCTTAGATAAGTCATAGGCCCTTACAGATAGTACTCTTGGCATTACTTACTCAATCCCTTGAACATTACATTACATATTGAGGTGGGTGATAAGACAGCTTTATTACATGCACAAATTTCCACATCGTATCCATTATAAAGAACATTTATGATAATGTTATCTTCAAAATCACCAAGTCTGGCATAGAACTTTGTCCCCATTTTTTTTCCTAGTCTAGTGAATCCCAGAATGAATCTATTCCATACTATTCAATCGCTAGGTATAAATAGTACGCTCAGCTAAAGTTGGAAACAAAACATGCATAACACTATAGCTGGAAAGAATCCAAACAGAGCGCAAAAAAAAGGGGGGATTAAGCTCCCCCTTTTTACGTAAAATCGTACTCCCCTAGACTTTTCGTCCCTGCATGTCCTAAATGGGTTTCCTACACCTTCTATAAGCAATAAAACTGATATGGATCTTATAGTCCATGGTTCCTCCGTCGTTTACACCTTTGTGATACTTCTTTCGTGATACTTCTTTCGTGATACTTCTTTCGTGATACTTCTTTCATTAAATGTCATTGAACTCACCCAGAGCAAACTGGGTATTATCATCGTTAAACACTTTTAATGAGCTGGGCGAACCATACACCATTAAACGACCCGATGAAGGGTAACTTCCTACGTCCACCTCAACCCCCGTACTCTTTCGAGCCGGGTTCGATAGGGGGGGAGCGGGATTAGCGCACAGGGACTGCTTACACAGACCAGAGTTTACCTTTGTTACTTTGCTATTCGCTGTCATTTTCTTCCATTTTCTCCTTCCATTTTCTCTCTTCAATTTTCTCTCCTCAATTTTCTCGCCTCACGCACTTACAACCTTCACCAACCACAAACTGCCATTACAGAGATCGTCTCCTTGCCGATCGCTAAGGGCACTTATAAATATTGTGTTACAAAGAAAGTGTTACCACTTAAGTAAGCCACCGAAAGCTAGAGAGTCTGTTCCCAGCATATTATTATCATAAGTGAAGCCTGCACCCGACGACTTATGGTGACGAGGCAGTCTATCATTATTAGAATGTGGACGAACTGCAACAGTTATACCACTGCTTAACTCTAGTTCTGACATTGCCATATTATGAAGTGCCATATTCATTCCTCCAGGATCTTCTCCTGCAGGTGAACTGTGATTTAACTCTTTACGTAGGTCTTCCCAGTCGGTCGACTCAACAAAGGGGTTTATTACAGATTCGTTTAGTGTTAAGTAACCAGGGTGCATTGGTCCTACTTTTGGCCCATCATCAGTCATCAAAATTGCACCAAAATTTTCAAGACCATCCTCATACCAGTCAAATTTCGTATCTTCAAAATCTATATACTGCACAATCGGATTTGCTTTTACTCGAGAACATTCACCAGAATCTGATAATAATAGTGCCCTCACATCATGGGCAAAATCAGGTTCCTGCTCCGGAGATAATCTTGAAGCCCTCGATCGAATTGTTAATGGCTCTATTACTCCATCATACTGATCCGGATCTTTCATCGATGCATTGGCCAAAATAAGCGGGTACATTAGTGTGCTATTATCATCCTGGATATAATGGACAGGATCAAATTTTCGAAAATCCTCAAACGGTTCATCATCTCTAAACAATTTTGGTTGCCCAAAGTCCCTACGTTCTGTCTCATGATTTGGAACAAGCGTAAGACGAGATCCTGCATCTGTCATTGGTACTGTTGACATTGCACCAACCCAGACCTCAGATCCAGAAACAAAACTTATTGAGCCTGATAATGTCGTTAATGGATCTAATGCTCTAATTGTAGGTGTAACAAGGGAATCATCAAAACATGTATTTGACTCAACACAGTGTGCACCCTCTAATACTCGTTTTGGACGGGCACCAGAAGAAAACTTTGGCATCATCCCAGACATCAATTGAGACATTGATGATATGCTAACACCTTGTCTAAATGCTGTTATTTCTTCAGCCGATCCTGAAACCGGTGTCATCGTTGAAGCCATGCTAATATCTCCTTAGCTGCCCTATAAACTGTTGAAGTAATATAGTTCCTTTTAATCCATGCCTATTATTATCACCTAAATAAACATCTTCATATCCGTACTTAAATTTTGCGCGCTCAAGCATATGTGACTCAATTATAAAATTCATACCTAGAAACTTCGTTTTTCTTGGGATAAGTTGTTCAACAATCATTCCGATGGAGTTATCAAACCACTTAAAGAACTCAAAAAATGACTTGGTTTGTAGTTTCCCCTCTAACCTATTGAAATATACATCCCTTAGCCTCTTCAAGTCTGGGTATTCAGTCGCGAATAATAATTCAGGTGCACCGAGTGCATTATCTAGGGCATCAAGCGTTGAGAAAATCTTAATAATATCTTCATTCAATGCCTGTACAGAAGACATGTCTATACTAAACCTTACATCATCATGTGGTATTTCGCTTGGTCGGACCTCATATACAGGGGAAACCTCGCCACCATAATTCTTGACATTTTCATAATCTTGAAACCCACGAATTCTAATTTTATTATCAGCTGAATGTTCATCAAATTTTGGATCAATTGACGAATAATCAAAACGTTCAGGCATTATTATTCTAGACCCAGTTGGAAACCCTATTGCAGACATATGAAATTCATTTTGAGAAAAATCAAATAACTCTGCATTTCCCACATCATTTGATGTTGTCACTGGTTGATCCATTGATACATCAAGTCTTAATCTTTCAAAGGATCCAGATGGTGTCGTTGCAAAGTTAAAGTTTGTAAGTGGGTCAACAACCCCTAATGAGCTATAATTTTTTAAGTGAGCACGAATCTCATCTTCTTCTAAAAACTTTGACCAAAAACGAACCTGGTTTACTCTTCCGGAAAATTGTGTTAACCTGGCCGCGTCTTCTGGCACTGCAGTCGAGTTTAAGGCAAATTGACTAGTCGGTGGTTCGGCTAAACTTTGAGACCCGATTACTATAAATGCACCGGAAGCATTTAAGTCTGCATTAAGGCTCGACCAACATGTGTCTCGTGATGAGGCCAGTGTTTCTTCAAATAATGAAGATGTAGTATAGAACTCTAATGGGTCTCCCCTAAATTGGCGGCCGGCTGTAATAAAATATGACGCAGACGTTACGGATCCAAATTGATCATTGCGGTGACGCCCGAATGAAACATGCCAAAGGTTTCCATCAAAAATGTCAACACCCTCAAGGTTCACACGTAAATAATCATCATTTGATTCAAGGCCTGGCCTGACAAATAGGGATAAACTCCCACTGGCAAAGTCTGCTGTCAGGTTTGCAATTAGTGGTTTTTCATCAGCAACATTTCCGGAACCTGTGGTATGTAGCCTAGCCAAACTTTGTTTATTAAAATGAAGCATATGACCATGCTCAAACTTATAAAATGCTTCATATGTCCAAGAGCCTGATGTAAATAAACCGTCTGACGGAACTGGGGATATTCCATGATAACCATATGGTCCCCCATCTAAACCAGTCGGCTGTAGTATAAATGGAGTACCTACCGGAGCTGGGGCACCGACTTCTATTCTAGATCCGGATAAAAATGGAGATGCTATCCTTGGTACGCCGTCGCCATTCATATCTAGTGAACCAGAATTTGCCGAAGAAAAATCAAGCATAGATGATACTTCAACTTTGACACGATGATTATCAGTAAGGTCCCTGGTTCTGGACCCGCCGTACTCCCTAAACCTAAAGTATTTATCTGGATTTACACCCATTGATCTCATTAATGTTTTAATGCTATGAACAGTTCCTTTTGATCTAACAATCTCATTAATATTTACGAGAACTCTTCTCCAAATTTGATTTTGCACCTGTTGAAGAGAGTATTCGCTGATCGACATGTCGGCATTTAGATTAATGCCTTCAAGCAATTGCTCAATGCTAGCATTGCTAAATGGATTTGGCAGATCAAATCCATGATAATTTGCAAGGTTTGGTAAAAATTGATCTGCTACAACATCTGTGCTCCCATAATCTACATGTAGAAGATCAGATGCTTGGTCTAAGAACATTTTTATTTCATCAAAATACCTTGCCCATGTAAATAGCATCGCCGCCATTATTTGCGGGGCACCCATCTTGCCGGCACCAGGAACACCTCCTATGTTTAGGTGTGTGTATGGATCCCCTATGTCACCATCCTCAAGCTCAAACCCTTCAAATATTTGAGACTCGAGTAAATAGTGTTTAGGAATTAACTTTGTTATCATGTTCGGGTTATTTGAATCGAATGCTAATGCATCATCTAATAATTCAGCATTTAAGTTGACCACTTCATGATGTGCCGGAAATAGTATCGGCGAATATTTTTTATGTTCTAATTTTACCGGGGCAGGTGGAATTGAGCCATCACGTAAAAAATGAAAATTAGTTTCCCTAAGGATAGGATCAAAATTTGATATTCGGCCATGGAGTGAATAACCAGAACTGTCTAAAACAACATCATTAGATGTATAGCTTCCGGTTGGTTCATTAAACTTATAATAAAGCCGAATATCTCCAACAGGTGAACCAGCAAAAATTGTTCTATCTTTATGACGCCGAATACTTCGCTCTTTAAGTGCCTTATGCCACACACGTATATCATCAATTGAACCGGAAAAAGTTTGAGCCGGATTAATCATGAAATCATTAGTAGCATGCATAGTTCCAGAGCCTATTATAATAGGTGATGTCTTAAAGTCAATTTCATTCATGTCATATGAATCTGACCCTGCTTTAAGTTCTCCATTAGAAAATAGCTTTATACGATGGCGCCCGAGGGTTCTGTCAAATGTACCACATATATGGGTAAACCCATCTTTAGGAACCTGCATGGCGGTTCTTATATTTGCTGAGCCTGAAGATATTAACATTGCTAGTTCATAAGTTGGTGAAGAGGCCTGAGAGGCCATCACCGCCATTGTGATTCCGTCTCCTCCTATAGAGCTACTCAGATTTAATTTTTGGAATATTATCTGATCACCGGTATCAACTGATTGAGATGGTACTAATAAATGCATCTCAATTGATATTGATTCTTTTCCTGGATCAACTATCGGTTGCCCAGAGGGCTCATCTGACAATGAGGGAAATAGGGCACCCTGGCTATCAAACGTTGTGATATATGTTCCTTGATTTTTCTTATACCCATTTTGGGGTGTTTCGCCAAGGGCTGTTCCAGAAAAGTGTAGAAACCCAAGATATTTTGGAAACCGATCTAAAACATGCCGTTCAAATCCGGTCATATTATCATAAAATTCTTCTATCTCTTTCTTTGTTCCATCAAATGGATATCCATTAATGATAACATCAAATGCAGTATTTGTCTTAGCTTCTGCAGAGTTAAAAAATGTATGATTCGCAAAATTGGACCAATCAATTGGTAGCTGTTGGGTTGATTTAAGTCCTACTCCTGGGGCATCATATCGATATGAATTTTTGCTAGCAATATTTGAGCCAGATAATGTAGCAGAAGTTTCTTCATTAATAGTAGCAGAGTCACCTATCAGTTTTCTAACAACTGAGGGTGTGAACATTCTAGACCTTGCGTTTGCATTATCATTTGCCATTACGCATTAACCCTAAACTGAACTCCCTTATCACTAAGAACGAGTTCAACTCCTCTATCAATAACCAGAAAATCAACTGTGTATACTCTTCCTGGGGCTAAGTTATTCATATAGAATTCAAAAAACATTCCTGTTGTATCAGAAGACAGCCGAGTACCATTATTATTGCGCTTGAAGGGAATAAAAATTTTCCCAGTTATTGCATCTCGTATTCTATAATATACTTCATTTAGGACAAGGCTATCAATCTCAATTGGTAATTTTGAGCCCTCACGGTCTCGTTCGGCCGCAGGATCTCTAACAAAAACCCGGAATTTTGCTTTATCATCTAAGCTATATTCATTTTTAACATCGGTTACAATAAGGTCTAGCTTACGAGCTGAATTCAGGTTAGGCGTCCTATGTGGCATCTTTAGTTCAAGGCTTCCGGTATAAAAACCAACTGTCTCATCATTTGATCTCCAGTATTCTTCAAATATCATAGAACCGCTTTTTATTGCGAAGTCATTTACAGTGTCAGAGTCATTTACCAAAGAATCATCAACCGAGGGTATGGCAAATGATGCTGTATAAATCCCGGGGATAAGAGTATTACCAACGTAATATTGTGAAACATCAAGGGTTTTTAAGAAAGATCCAGATACTATATCTAGCTTCATGCAGCTTGAACCTTGAATGTTGCTTAAGGCCGATCCGGAAACAATGTTTGCCTCTTCACCATAATGATAGTTTCTAAGAAATAAAGAACCTGTAAGGTCAAAGAAAAAATTCTTATGATTGTCTTGTATACTATCATCCCATGATATTATTAACCTGGGCCTAATTAGCGGGTTTCTTACATGGCGGGTGGCAAAACGCTTTACAAACCTTGTCTTATCATCTGTTTCATCAGTGCCAGAAAATGCTAGTAAAAATCCATGATTCTGCATTTGTCCAGCAACAGATGCTGATACCACCGTTGTTACATCCATAGAAAGATCTTCTGAGCCATTGAAGAAATTCTGGGTTGAATACAATGATTGTATTCCCATACCATCATTTAGATTCCCAGAAGAGATGACATCAATATCATTTGAGCCAAGCAAACCCTCTTTCTTTGCGCCGGTCATAAACCACTCAGAAACTAAACCAGCTGTAAATGAAGCAGTCACCCAATTTGTGGCACCAACATCAGCATAGCTAACAACATCTCTGCCAATGCCTTCATCAAAAGCTTGAGCTAGTGGAAATAAAATTAGATTAAAGTTTGTGGGTGTTGATTGTCCACCCATTATATCAGTTAGTTCAAGTCGACACTCAAGCGTTGGGTCATCTAGATCAAGTTTGGCATCAGTCAATAGTGTTGATATTTCATCATAATCAAACTTTATAAGGCCCCGGGTGTTTTCGTGTGTATCGTCAGTCCCTGAAGGAATTGTTGATTCATTATACAGCTTATATAGATCTAGTGTTGCAGAAAATCCTGTATTTGCATCATCAACCCGATATAAATTATCAATTATTTTATCTGTAATATATGCATCACTGCTGGCTGTCAAAATTAAATACACGTGGGTTTCTCCTAAGCTGCCGTACCAATTATATCATGTTCTGGATATTTTAATTCAAAAATTGATCCAGGTGGGCCCATTACCATCCCCCTATAGGTGTTGGCATCGATATTGAAACTGATATCTGAATACATCCTATCTTCTACAGTTCCCCTTATATCATTTACAGCTAAATCGACAAGCGACAAAACGTCGGGTGTGTTAATGATAATATTAATGATATCAACCATCATTATTGGCTGATCGATTTGAAAGTTTTCAAGCCTTAGCAGATTTTGTAACCTTGAAATAACACTTTGAACGACAGTATTTTTATTCGCTTTTGGATTACAAACAATACTAAAATTGACTTTAAAGTTTATAACCGGGGCGTCAACCACATCTAGTGCATCAGATATTAATCGATACTCATTAAGGTATAGGCGGAGGTTTTTCTTAAGGGCATCAGGAGAAATTACTAATTTCTTGTCTTTATCCCTACTAATAATAAACAAATGAGTTGATAGGGGATTATTAGGGTTATCTCTTATTCCAGCCCTAAAGACCCTACCAAATTTTGACGGCATCGTATAAATTCGTGATAATAGATCTTGCTTGGTTACAATCCTTGACTGCATTTGCCTTGCAGCAGGAATTTGCTTTCTAAGATCATTAAGTGTTGCTGCAATTTCCCCACCAGATGCCGGAGCTTTATTTGTTACAATCAGTGATGACTTAATTGCATCTTTTTCGCCGGCGGCGGGAGTCCCTGCACGCCATGCCATCTTTAAGAAACCTAAGCCTTTGAGTGCTCCAGAAGATAGGTTATGACGTAATCCGCCGCCATGGCGATACTTTATAGTTAACCTGGTTCCTCTGGGCGCGACCCCCAAAGTATGCGTTTGTAATAATGCATTTGGATCTAGGGAAAATCTAGATATTGTATTCCTTCCATACAGCGGCATAGACAACTCACTGGGGTCTGGAATAATATCATCATCTAAGCTTTCAGCATCACCAGAACCAAACTGAATCGTTGTCATCCTCGTATTTGGGTTAACTGAGCGAATAAAGCGATACGGTGCAGGAATAACTTCAAGATTTTTCTCTACTAGTTCCTCATCAACATCAAGGTTGATAATCCCCTTATATACGGTATCTTGTGCTAATGATTCTACTTCATAATATATGTTTGCATCAGAATCCTCAACTGATATTACTTGAGTTACGTCAGAATTTAATAATGTAATTGTGCGGAATGGGACATGACTGTCACCAATTAAAAATGATTCTGTTGTCTCCGTCCCTGATATACAAACTTCTGTTTTGCTAATAATGAACGTTAACGGATTTCCAGAGTCAGGATCAACAGAACCTATGACAACGTTTGCATAAAGCTCTCCATGTTGATTTCTTTCAGCAAAATCTATATCCTCTGTTAGATTAAATGTGATTCCGTCACCCACCACGGTCGTCTCTTCAAGAATAACCGGCAAACTAGATTCCTTTGGTGCATATGCATCGCCAACTAACTCCGCTGGTACCTCAATTGAAAATTCTACATCTGCGACAGCAGGAGACTTACCAGAGATCTTTATACCGGCATTCTTAATATGCCTAATAATATTTTTAGACTCTACTGCTGTGTCCCATTGTAGTTCATTAAATTGATGATCTAAGTAGAATGACATATTATCACCTACCATTGCCACCATATCAAGAAACAATCCACCTACTGATGCATCTGAAAAGTCATTTATCTTGTCTGGGAAATAGGTCTGGGCATATCTAATAAGCTCAGCTCTAAATGAATTAAAATCACGAGCCAAATATGATCTGGCCCTCTCTTTTTTAAGTTTTTTCTTAACATCAATTGACATTATTTATCACCCTGAAGAATGGAGTATGACTTCCATTCCATGTTGCTTAATATTATCTAATGTCGGAATGACATATATGATTCTTATGCCGACCTTTGCAAGGTGTTCATTATCAAGCCTCTCTACAAAAGCCTCAAATGTTTTAGGTTCAACATATGGCATTGATCTTTTACATGCGGCTTTAATTCTTCTAATTGCCTCTGTGTCACCAGCCTCTGTTCCTAATTCATGAGTTAATTCCTCAAGATTAGCACCAAGCTTATAATCACCGAGTCTTTCCCCATGGTTTGTCATTAAAAGATTTCGAAAGTTATCATTAATTTGATTTTCTAGGCTTTTATGCATCATAAAGATACCATCATTAGAACCACCCAATTCAAGAGGTGTCTTAAGCCCTAAAGGTATTTCATTATCCTCTATTGGATTAAATGCAACAACATCTTCCGCAAGCTCACCCACGCTTTTAAAGTCGTACTTTTTTCGAAATCCGGAGTCTATAGCCATAATTGTTCCCTTGCCAAAACAAATCCTACCTTGCTAAGTATTTCGGAGTAAAGATTATTGGTCATCAAACAACTAACTATTCAGTATGCTTTGACTATGCACCAGCTTCAGGTTGTGAAGCTGCAGCTACAGCTTCTTCAATCTTAGTCTCTAGCTCAGCCTGAAGCAGATCAGCTATAGCCATGACGTACGTATCAATAGCTGCAGCTAGCGCATCGGCAAAGTCTTGTGCACCTGCTGCTATCTTTGTATCATCATCCGGATCCGGTGGTGCACCGGTAACCTTATTTAGTATATCATCAGTTAATGTCGCAAACGCTGCTGTATTATCAATTGCCATTATTTTCTCCTACTCTCCGAAAACCCTAGCTGACTTAATGGCTGCAATAGGGTCTGTCGCACTCATAAATCCCTTGATAGCATCTTCCTCATCTTGATCATCCCACCCCTGTGTCTTAACATGATCAGCTATTGCAGCTGCGCCGGCGGCCATCACGCTGACGCCTCCATCAATAACATTTGCATCAGGTATCCCATATCCAGGTGGTGCATTGGATGAAAACCCGCTAGCACCTGCTAATTCGTTTCCGCAGCCGTCTATCGCAGTAGCATTCATCTCAATCCCTTCTTGGTGTTTTGCAAATTGATCATTTATTGCATTGATCAGCCCATCAGCCCAAACACAAAAATCTGAATATCTCATCCACGGTTCACCCTGTTCATCAAGAGCAATATCATTATCTGCACCTTCATTATGAGCTAACCCTCCATCTACTGCCTCATCACGCCCAAGATGAATTGTACTACCACTTATTTGAATCTTACCATCAGGCAGCATAACAATAACGGCCATATCATCCGTAGGATCACCCTCTTTTATAAGTCTAATACTTCCATTTATCTCAGGATAACCTGCCGGGTCGTCGGCTTCATTTTTTCTAGCAACCAAGCGAATCTCATCGGCCTTTGCAACAATATAGGCTGCCTCGTCAACCGGCTCTATATCAAAACTCATTCCTTTTGCCATACCAATTGGATCAGAGTCTGGTTTAAGCCCAAAATTTGTATCACCGTTTGTTTTCATTGACACGTATATACGGGCGGCATCTTTCATAAAGCAGGGGTCACCCTCAGATGGGTTATCAAATCGATTTTCATCCTTGTCAGATGTCTCAGCAGGGACAGGATTCTTATCAATCTCATCATAGCCTCGAGCATTGGTAATTATCCTACCACTAGTTAATTCAATATCATCTCCAGGTGCGAGCTGCGCTCTTCCGCGGCCGGCAACAATATCAATTGTACCTGCAAATGATCGTTCATTAGGGTCTGCTGCCACAATATCACCGTCACCGGTTGTGGCGTTACTCCACTCTGCATCTTTTGATGCTGCTGTCTCTTCTTGAATCCACCCTCGATCTTCACCCAGGCAAATAAGTGTGTTATTTGAACCCTGCAGAACCATATCGCCCGGGCGTTTTGTAAATCGTGGCACCGGCTCGAATGTAACAGACATATTTCCAACAGAGCCTGTAAATATATGTTCATAGTCATCAGGACCACGAAGTGTATATGATTGTGTTCCAGGAGGTCCATTTGTAAATCCTGGGACTGTATCCGCTTCTGCAAAATCTAGGGGTTCTGGTGCATCAGGGGATGCTGGCTCCTCTGCAACAGATACTGTGTCAGATGGGGGACCAGGAATAGCGTCAAACTTTCTATCACCATGAGTATAATTTAAGTCATCAATATAGTCATGTTCTGGGATTCTGCACATCCAAAACAGCTCAGCACCACCTTCTAGAGCATCTGCAACAACCCATACTTGCTCGCCGGCCTTGATAGGGAAGCATAGGTA